TTTTTGTACTTCTGCTTTAATTACACCATAGATAGGTTTTGTTACTTGTTGGAATGATATGTACAAGGAGTCCTTAATGTTAGACCAAATACCTTTTAAGGTTTTGGCTTGTAACGCCATACCGCCCTTGAAGCGTTTTTGTATTTCCATCATAAGAGCATCAGCATAAGTCATACCAGCGTACTTACCGCCAGCGGCAAAGTCAGCTTTTTCCATCTTAATACCATAAGATAGAGCACGACGGAACATACCTTGAACAGCATCAGCAGCCATTTCTACAGCATCGGTAATATCTCTACCGAAGGCTGAAGCTGCATTACCTAGAGGTTCGAGCCACTTATCAGAGTCCATAGCATAGGCGCGTAATTTTACTACAGCAGCAGTAACTTCTTTAATTTGATAAGGAGTTTCTTTAGCGAATTGAACAATACCTGCCATCTCTTGTTTTGCGGCAGTTAAACTCCCTAGAGTAGTTTGAAGAGAAACCTCAAACTGTTCCATTTCACTATTGATTTTGATGATTTGTTTTGAAAGAATAACAGAGGCAACTACTATACCAGTAGAGATAGCAGCCCCGCCAAGGGTGAACGCTCCAACAATAGCATCACCTAATCTTGTTGCATACTTGCCAATATCCTTAAAGTAGCCTACAGTTTTCTCATACCATTTCTTATTATCATCACTTTTGAAAATAGAAGAGATTGAAGCACGAAGATTATTTATGCCTTTTCTTGTTGCAGGAGTATCTAGATTAATAAAGCCTTCTTGTCTTTTTAACATACTGAATATACCAGCAAGTTTTCTGGAAACATTATCTACAATATTCATAGAGATAGTAGATTTGAAAGTAGTATTCATCCTACTGAAATCAGAATATAAAACTCTAGCGGCTGCTTGAGCTTTAGCGTAGTTAAGTTTTACTGTATATTCAATATCTCTTGACAATTATACCTTTACCTTTCCTTTTCCCTCTTTCATTATTTTCTGCATCTCAGCTTTAGCTCTACCTACTTTTTGCCAATCTGCTTCAAGACCAGAGATTATTCTTAAGTCTCTCATGAATACTGGGTCCTGGTCTAGAGTACCGCCTGCTTTAGGAAGAATATTAGTAATCTTCCAGTCTATCCATTGCCTAACAGAAGGCAGGAGAGGTTGTGCCAACTCCTGCCTTCCTTCTAGCAAGCCAATTACTTGGTCTTCTAGGATTATGCTAAAGGGGTTTTCCCTACAGTCACAATCTCTTTATCTCCTTCATCTTCCTCTTCCGACTTAAGAATTGGCGTATTCTCATAGATATCATCAAGCCAAACCTTAACAATTTGTGGAGGAAGCAAATTAACATTATTCGGAGTAGCTGCTAACACTTTTCCATCTTCGCCAAGCACATTCCAATTAACCATTAGAGTTTTGATTAAGAATGCTCTTGTTGTACCAAGCATCATATCTACTTCAGCTTTATCATTATTGTCCTTACCCTTTTTCTTATTTGCTAACTTAACTGTAGAAGTTAAGTCTACAAACTTCTGGTAGTCAGCCTCAGTCATAGCACGGTACTCAAACCAAGTCTTGTCTTCTTCTGCTTCAGTTTTCTCCCACGGTAAATAAACTCGAAAAGTTTCAGGGGCATTGTGTACATAGATTTTTTGAGCCATTATTCAGTCCTTTCTAGGCTATTACTTATAGTAAACAGTTATGATGTTACCAACGCTAGGAGACAATACTGTTCCAGTGTTGCTAACAACAATTCTACCAGATGCAAGAGTAACAGGCAACCCACCAAACATAACACGTGGGAAGAAGAATTCAATATACTCAGTAGCAGATGCTTTATCCTGAGCATTCATTAGAATGAAATATACATCGTCCTCATACAAATCATATCCAGGAGTTGTTCTACCAACAGCACCATAAGTGTAGTTAGCATAATCATCAGCAGTTTGGAATACCTGATTGAAGTTAAGGTCGAATGTACGTGCTCCCTCAGTTACATCATTAAGGAATCGAGAAGGGTGTACTGTGTACTCATCATTAGATAGGTTGTTATTGATTGCAATCTCAACCGACTCCATGTTATTATATTGTGTGCCACCAAGCTTTATTTGACCTCCGTGGAAAGCCAACAAATCATCATCAGCATAGGAAGGAGTTCCAGCACTAGCAGATTCGATTTTCTTTTCGGTTGTAACAACCCAATCGCAAGTGTAATTCGCAATCTCTCCCTGATTAACAGAGATAGTAAGCGTATTCATCTTACCATTGATAAGCCATTCATATAAGGTATCCCCTACGTTCTTTTCAATTGTCCAGAAATCTAAATAATCTGTAGGAACTACTGTAGCAATTCCTGTAGAGCCACTTGCAGCGCAAGCAGATGCATCATTACTTAGAACCATCTGGCAAAGCAATCCTAAGTCAGTAGTTCTAGCATAACCGCCAAAACCACCAGAAATAGCATAACCACCAGCTACAGCACCAGTACGGTCACGACCTCTACCAATTTCATTTTCAGCAACCATAGGGTTGTTTTCGGCTGTAAAACTTTCCTCCGTAATAACGAAGAAGTCAGTAATAGTAGGAGTGTAAGCTGCTATTGCTGTATCAGCAACTTTACCACTTTCCTGAACTCCTACGCCTAAATGTCCAACTAAGCCTGTAATTGTCATTTAATTTATTCACCCCCTTTCCTTTAAATAGGAATTTTTCTATCAGTAAAAACGCTAAACTGAACCCAAGCAACAGAATGATAATCATCTTTCATTCCTGACTTAGAAAGTCTAGTTCGTCCTAACTCAGAGCCATAAACACTCTCTGTATTACTATTATCGGCTAAATTGTCTAATCTTTGATTAGAACGTAAGCACGCTTCAATTCTCTCTAGAACTACATCACGTTGAGTCAAGCATTCTACTCTGTCTTTATCATAACATAGAAGGAAGATATTTACAATGTATTCCTTTGTTGCGGCACCACCAATCATCTGTGTGTCAAGATTCATTTCCTCACAAGCCACAACAATACGAGGGTATACCTCATACTCTGACCAATCTAAAAGAAAGTCATGTATACCTTGAACAACATAAGTAGAAACATTATCTATGGTTGCCTCAGTAAGCATCTCTGTTACTTTGTTTTCAATAGATGTAATTAACATTAAATCCTCTCATACAACTCGTAGATGTGTTCTTTAAAGATATTCTTAATATGCTCTTCTTCTTGCTGAGTAAAATCCTCAGGAGATTCAGGCATAAAAGGTCTTGCAGGAATAAAAGAACCTCCCCATCCGGTCCAACTACCTCCCATATGTGTAAAATATTTCTCCATTAAGTTATCATCTCCTCCTGAGGGCCAATTAGCTCCTCCCATAATAACTCTTGGATTTCTACCTGTTTTAATCTCATTTATAGCATCATCAGAAGTAGCTTGCCTAAATAAAGCACCAGAAGCTTGAAGAATAGGCCCATCAGCGTAGCCCTTCATTATTCTCCATTTTATTGTAGAATCAGCAAGTGGTTCCCAAGAACCAGTAGAGGCTTTTCCCTCTTCTGCAAACATTCTAGCATTAACTTCATGTGCTATATAAGAACCTACTTCTTCTAAGGCTCTTCTAGTTTCTCTAGAGGTACCTGTTTTATCTAAAGCCATTAACCATTGGATGTTTTTGCTGTTTATAGCAGCAGGGTCAAAACTAAAAACAGAGTGGTGTCCCCTAGTTCCCTCTCCTCTATAAGCTAGAGTTTTCATATTAGTAATCATGCCATCCCAAATAGCAGAATTACGGCTAGGCAACATTCTCCAAAAAAATCCGTTATTTCCTGAGGTAAACTTAGCCATTAGCTGTTCCAATTGCCTGCGGGGTCTTCACTCCTAGGTACTAAGTATCCACTAAACTTACTTCTTTTTACTAGTTGTCCAATTAGTATATCCCCCGAAGTTCCAGTATCCATCATGTTTTTAGCAATAGAATCTAGCTCCTTAGAGAGATAATCAATCATTTCTAATGCACGATAGAATAATTGAGTAGATTTTTGGTTTCCCTGCCCAACCTGGAAATCAAACTTACTAGCATACTCACCAGCTTTAAACCACCAATATTCCCTCGCAGCATAAACAGTTATCGGGTACTGAAATTCATCAGGCACCGAAGCAAAATCAGCCCAAGGCGTAGCATATTCTCTAGTAATTATGTAGGCTGTATTATCTAGAAACCCTCCAATCTTGGTATCATCCCAAGGGTTAGTAAGGTCAAATTGCCCTGTTTTTTGAAGAAAAATGTGGTTATAATTAACCGTTTTGGCCTCCTTAAAGACTTAGTATATATCTTTAATACGTGGATTCTGCTTATTTTTTAGCAAAAAATCCCGCACTTCAGATGAAACAAGCTGACGTTTACCTTTAGTCAGATGATACCATGTACCACCAAACGAAAAATTATCATCTCTCAAGGGAATTACTTCTACCATGTTTGATGTATTTCGTATAATTTCTTCTACCTGAAAAGGCGTGTGTGTAAAAAGTCTCTCAATCTCTTCCTCTGATGGCTCAACTTTATCATCTTTAAGTTTTTCGATGCTCTGTAGAGCTTCCTCATCTTCGAAAATCGCTTCTTTTACTTTTGACATTTAATCTCCTTTATAAATTAGGGGAGGCAGTACTAAATTTAGTTTAGCACAACCTCCCCACACTATCAACACCAATTATAGGATTAGGCGGTTTGAATCTTTACAATGTTGTCCTCATTAAGAACACCATAACCACAGATTGTATACCAAGCCAAGTCGCGCTCACGCCCGAAGTCTACAACACCATTATCACGCATTTCAACAGGCAGCGCCACGGCTTTACCGAAAGCATTGTCGCCAATCATGATAGCAGAGTATGTATCAACAGGAGTAGCAGCAGCATTAGCGTCGATACTCACCTGAGTAGTTTCGATGAAGATAACATCGTCAATACGACCAATCTCTCCGTTGTACAAACGTTGAGGGTCTAGTTTACCAACTGTTACCCAGTCAGCATCATCACGTAAATTACGGCTTTGGT